CACCGGAGGCGGAGGCGTAGGCGGCAAGCCGGGCAGACCAGATAAATCAATGTTAGATAGACCAAATAAATCAATGTTAGATAGATCAGGCAAACCAGAAATATTAGGTAATGGTGCTACCGGAGCAGGTGGCGGCGCAGGTGGCGGCGCAGGAAGCAGAGCAGGTGGCGGCGCCATCGGAGTAGGAAGCAGAGCCGGGTTAATTGACATAGGAAGCAGAGCCGGGTCAATTGACATAAATCTAGTAAAGTCTGTCATCTAAAATACTCCTTGAAACCTTTGGGGACGCGCTATCGGGCTAAATCCCTTAACAACACCGCCCCTTGCCATCCTCTTAGCTTTAGTCTCTCCAGCCTTAGACAAAGCAATAGCCACAGCTTGGTTCTGTTCATAACCTTCGTCACGCAGCTTACTGATGTTGCTGCTAATCGTTTTTTGGCTTTTGCCTTTCTTGAGCGGCATATCAGCAGCCCATGTAATCCGTGCCCTTGATAGCGGCTCCCGCTCCACGGACTTTCATCTTACGAGGCTTGTCGCCAGCCATAGGTGCAGGCGCAGTCTTGCCATACGGCACACGGCCCTGACCTTTAATGTCTGCATACTCGACCGCCTTCGGCGCGTCCTTGGGTGCAGAACCCATGTATTTTACTTTACCCTTCATTGTGGATTACCTCCTTGGTTCTTCAATAGCTCACGCTGCATAGCGGCGTCGATACGAGCTTGTGTCTGACGCTCTTGTGACGCCAAACGCTGGTCGAATTGATTCGAGCGCATCTCTTGATTCTGTGCGTCCAACTGGACTTTGGCTTGGTCGATCTGCTGATCCGCTTGTTCGGACTGCGCCCTGATCTGAAGCTCCTGCTCCTTGAGCTGCACAAGTGGGTCCGGGGCCCCTGCACCCGATAGCTGGGCAGAAAGCTCTTTGACCTGCTGCATACCCTCGGCAACAAACTGCGCCGTCAGACGTTCGGTTTCCAGCATCTCTTCGTCCGAAGCAGCCTGTCCGGTCTGCTGAACCTGTTGCAGATACGCCACAGCCGCTTGTTCGCGGGCCGCGATCTGTACATGCTCCATCACGTGCTTCTGCAATTCCATCGCGACCGGTGGCATCGCTGCGACCATTTGTCCCGATCCGAACACCAAGTGCGCCATGATGTGCGCCTGATGGTTCTGACCCTCAAACGCCTTCAGCGGCAACATGTCCAATGCGTTGATGTTCTCTTGCGCCGGATCAATAGGCTCTGCCTCTTCCGCAGGCACAGACTTCATAATCCGGTCCACGTCAGCCACGCCCAAGGCTTCGTACATATCCTTGAACACTTCGTGCATGTTGTGGATTTCTGGTGCTTGGGCCGCGAGCTGTAGTTTGGTTTGCGCCAGCATGATCCGCTGAGACTGACTAAATGCGTTAGGGTTACTTACAGGAACCACATCCACACGGTCGTCAAAGTCAGACGCCATGATCGTCTGGTCGCCGCCCGCAACCGAGTACGGATACTCCTGCGGCAAGCTCTCACTCATCACGCGAGCAAGAATCTTAAACTCCTGACGCATCGCGTAGTGCAAGCGCTTGTGTACAGCGCTCATGACCCGCGAGCCTTGTTCCATCATAGCAATAGTCGTGCCAACAGCAGCTTGCTGGTTACCGTCACCGACCTTAAGGTCCGTGATCGTCGCAAAGCGCTGACCGGCCTGTACAACAAAGCCCAACAGATTGAAGAGTGTCTGGTCCGGGCCTTTGAAAGGCAGCGGCATAAGGCTATCTCGGATAGCCCCACCCGGTGCGTCCACGTCGCGGAACTCCCCCGGCTGCAACGGGTCATCGTCGTCCCTGATCCGTAGTCCGCGGGCCTTGAAGCCTGCAGGGAGATTGGACAACGTACCGGCGTCGATTAATTGTCGCAGTGCCGCTGTGGCGGTCCGAGACAGACCACCAATCGTGTGAATAAGACCTAGCCCATAAAACCCAAATCCGGGGAGGAACTTGAAGTGGGTGAAGTAGGCAATTTTCTTCTTGAGCGCGTCTTCTTCACGATAGTTGCGTCTAATGGACAGAATTTGTCCGTTGTCTTCCGAAATCGTGACGATGTAAGGCACCTTGATGCCAGTAGGATCACCGTCGTCATCTAGCTCTTCGTAGCCTTCCAAGTCCAAATCGACATGGCACTCAAGAATCGTGCAGTCATAATCAATCTGGTTAGGCTCTTGGCCGTCAATCTTGTCGAACTCACCCTCTAGCTGGGTGATTTCTTTCTGTGCAGGCAGCACCTCAACGTCCAAATACATGCCCGCAATCTGACGCTTGCGCAGGTCATTGAGCGGCATGCGTACAATCTGGGTGATATTAGGACATGTTTCGAGGTCCGCGGTGTCATACGGGACAATCAAGTTTTCCGCAGGAACAAACTTGGATACCGCACGACCTAGCGTCTCGTCATAGTACGTCTTCTTGAACGTCGAGCCCGCCAATGGCAGATAGAACAGCATCTGGTCCATATCTGGCGTGTATTCTTCCATCACATTGGTGATGTAGTAATTCATAAAGCCACGCACACGCATGGCTTGCTGCTGCTTCTCAGTCGTTTCCCTACCCATTACAACAGTGCGAACGGGCCCCGAAGGAGGTAACAGCTCGTTAAATGCTTGTGCTTGGAACTGCGTAGCCGCTTCCGCCAGCAACGGGTGAGTCACACCGGAGGCTCCACGGAAAGGCTGGGTGCGTTCTTCGTAAGTAAAGCCCAAAAGCTCTAAACCATCCTTGTAAGCGTCTTCCCATTCCTGACGACTTGCACGGTTGGCATCAAATTCGGAAAGTAGTTCAGAGGAAATGCGAGTCAGCTCACGGTCCGGCATTTCTTCAGCAAGGTTTGCATAAAAATCTTCGTTCATGCCGCGCTGGTCTTGCGGCTCAAAGTCAATCTCTACACCGCCGTCTTCGGTTGGCAGGATTTCAATCTCACCAACATTCTCAGCCTCAATCATCGCGACGACGTTGTTTTGGGAATCAGGAATCTCTAACTCAAGCTCGGCTGCCAAATCTTCTGGATCCAACTGCGACGGGACATTCTTGTCCACCATGCCGCCAATAGGTTCACGTGCCATGCGTTATCTCCTTCAAGACTAACTTACTATAGTCCTATACATATTTCTAGCAATTGGTGCTAGGGTGCCCACGCCCCGTGGGCCGCGGTTCATGTTCCGCGCTACGTCGGCTAGTGTTATTACGCCGCCTTCCGCTTTGTTTTGAATCCCAAAAAAGTCTTGGTAGCGGCTAATTAAAGCCTCTCTTGCCTGTTTTTCGGCCACTTCAAATGGAATATCGTTTCCTTGTCTGGCGTACTCCATTGGATTAAGAGCAAAATAGTTTGGTAAAATTTCAGAAATATCTTCCGGCGTATTTACCCGACCCTCTGCAATTAGTCTAGGAAAAGCCCCGCCCATAGAAAGCATATTTATGGGCCTGCCAAAATCATCTACCAAAACTGTCGGTTTCAAACCGCTTACATCGGCAATGATCTCATCTTGAAGATCAATCAACTCTTTCGCATATTTTGCGGGGTTTGTAACCGTGGTCGTCCCGAGAACGTTGTCTTGCCCAAACCCTTTTTCTTTTACTGCTCGGTTTACTGTTCTTTTTATATCGTCAGAAACAGCAGGGAGATATCCAGCAATCTTTTCTCGCGGGACATCATATCGGACAAGCCTATAGTCCGTCGGGGTGGTCATCCCAAACTTACGTTCAGTCAAAAATTTTATGTTTGAAGGAACCTTGTTTGGGTCAAGCGTGGCTGAAATTAGGCCTTCCGGTTGAAGGTCCCCATCGTTTGTTAGCTTTACTAGCCTAAACATAGGGACGGTGTCCCCATACCCCATAGTGTCTAAGGCTTGGTTTGACCTAGCTACAACATCCGGCTGAGACAACAATCGACTTGCAACCTCTGCCCGGTCTACCTTACTTGGCTCAATTACCCATGAAGTAATCAACTCTGGGGTACTTAAATCAGACAAAGCCCCAGTGCTTCCACCGCGTAAAGTCTTCGCTAACGCTTGAGCACTTTTTAAACCGGCTGCCGGTAACGCCGAAACACCCACCGTAAACGGAGCCGCCGCATAAAACGCATCCCCCGCTAAACCTAACGTCTGTATCCCAGCGTCAATATAATTGCCTTGAGCAACATTTTCAGAAAAAGAAGGCAACATCTGACCCGGATTAAACGGATCCGGCGCATACCCCAAAACATCCGCAACACCCGCACCCGGCGCAAAACTAGAACCTATCGCACCCGTAGCATACGCCGCCTCCCCCAAAGTCATGCTAGGGTCTGCGGTCGAAGAGGCTAAGAAATCGTCTTCCGGATTGTCCGCCATTAAGGGCTGCGTCATACTATCAACCAAATCGTCATGCTCCCCTCCTAATGATCCTTAATGAATCGTTGATACTCATCACGAGGGAAGTATACATCTGGACCGGTCTCCGGACTTTTAAACGATCTTTCGCCAGCGGGTCTTCCTAATATTGTATTTAACTGGTCAAGTATGGTCTTGTCTACCATTTGTGTAATTTGCGCAGGCGTCGCATTTATGCCCGCTTGCTTAAATAACGAGATGCCCACCGCGTTATTCCGCTTATCCATCGCCGCGTGTAAGCGATTAGTCCCAAGCTCATTAATGTCGCCAATTCGTTCCGCGGTCCGTGGGCCGTATTCCATCGCTGCCAAAGCTGAACCAAGCATGTGCTGCCGCGTATCACGTAGTTCTTGAGGTGTAGGAAGATCACTACGGGGGCGATCAAAGCGACGAGGACCAAAAAGAGGATCAACCCCAGCAGGATACCCATATTGCTCTGCAAGTTGGTCATAAAAGGGCGGGGCCCCTTCGGGATAAAAAACTTCTTGCAACTCTGAACCAGCTTGACCAGAGGCTCCAATAGCACTTTGTTGGTCAGCCCCAAGAGGTAGTGGTATATCTCTTTCGGGCTCCGTGATGTTGAAGTTATCCGATACAAAACGTAAGACACCTTTTTCATCATATTCTGGCGCATCTTGCAATTGCGTTGCACTTTCGTCTACGATTACTGTAGCACCACCGTCCTCCATGTAGGAGACGAAACCACCTGCTCCAAGGTTTACGGCGGTTCTGTTCATGCGCAAGCCTTTCATATTCTACATTTAATAATACGCTACCACCTTAGCATGGTTTTGTTCATCTTCCCAGTCATCAGTTGGTAGCTGGACAAAATTTCCTTGACGATAACGCATAAGTGCCTGCGTCATACTATCAACCAAATCATCATGCTCTCCGTTCGGAAACGCCGCCACTTCCTCAATCATCTCATCCGCCCAAGTCTCATCGGGGGCCCAAACCATCCCTGCCTCAAACAAAGGCGACACACTATGCACCCGGGACACTTTATCGTTGCCCCGACTCGGCGTGAAGTTCACAACAGGTATGCCCATGTTCCGTAACTCATGCGTCAATGGCATACCGCTTGCTTTCGCTTCTACAATGACCGTATCCGGCTCCCAAAACTGGTAGCTCTCCAAAGCAACCTGCTTCAACTCCGGAAAATCCCATCGGCCCTTCTTACTATCCAACAAAATTAAATTGGGCCCCGAACCACCCTCGTTGGGATAAAACACACCCCACGTCGTAATCGCACTGTAGTCCGCAGTCTCGCGTTTTGAGAACGCCGTGTCATAAGACTGAATAACATACTCTAACTGCGGAACTTTCTCGCGCTCCCAACAACGCCACCACTCGCGCTTAATAATCGCGTTCTCTTCACCCGTAGGATTTTGCTGATACTGCGCGTTCCACTTGGACGGAGGAATTGATGCGCGGACCGCGGTCAAATCTTCAATCGACCAAAATTCTGGCCAGCACGGAGTCCCATCGTCAAAAATGGCAGGCAACTCCACAACTTCCCATTGATCCGCCAACGGGTCTTTGGCCATCGCCTTCAACAACTGACCCGTCATGTCCTTCTCTGACCACCGCGTCTGAACCAAAACTATCGAACCACCCGGCTGCAAACGCTGACGAGGACCACCCGTGTACCAGTCCCAAGCATCCTCAAACCCGGAACTCGACATCGCCGTCTGCTCCGAGTGAGGATCGTCAATAATCACCAAGTCACCACCACGACCCGCCAAGTTAGAACCCACACCAACCGCGTAGTACATACCACCCTTGTTCGTGTCCCAACGTCCACTCGCCTTACTGTCCGCAGCCAGCTTGACCTCGGGGAAAATCTCCTTGAACTCGTCACTCTCAAGCAAATTCTTGGTCTTACGACCAAAATTCACCGCCAACTCGGTCGTGTGCGTCGCCTGAATGATCTTCTTCTTTGGGTCGCGGCCCATGAACCACGCAGGAAACAGGAAGGATGCAAACTCAGACTTCGTGTGCCGCGGTGCCATGTTGATGATGAGGCGCTTCAATTCGCCACGAGCAACACGCTCTAGCTTCTCGGCAATGATTCTGTGATGACGACCGGCGATGAAGTCAGGCCAAACTGTTTTCACGAAAGTTAAAAAATCATTTTGGCACTTCTCGTTCTTTTCGATCTGCGCGAGCCGCAGCTCAAGCTTCAATTTTTTTTCTTCCAAGGCCGGATTACTTGCTGCACTCATAGGGGCCCCTAGCTAATTTTTCACACGCAGTTTTAGATGTTCCACGTGGAACAATATTGGATGTTTCACGTGAAACATAGCACGGATTATATGCGATTTTAAGCACAAATATAAGACAGTTAAATATCGTCCGTTTTCACTGCTGATTATTTGCGAAAAACATGGCCCTTGCACCCGCAGGCAAAAACTGAATCGCGAGCGCTGAAAAATCGTCTACGGCCCACGGTCGACGGCGCTTGACCCGATAGCCCGGGGCCCCTTGGCGATGCCATCGGCCCGGGGCCAGTTGCCACCGATCGGCGGCCCACGGACCGCGGTTAACTTTCACCGGCCACGGTTGGAAGTTAACCGTTTAACTTCCACAGGCTTTGGAAGTTAAACGGTTAACTTCCACAGGCTGGAGTGCGGGGACCACGGCCCACGATCGGGGGCCACGGCCCACGATCGGGGAACCACGGCCAGCGGCCCGGGAACCACGGCCCACGATCGGGGACCACGGCCCACCGGCCACGGGGCGCGGCCCGTAGGTTTTGGGAAGGGTGCGCGGGGCAAGGCCCGGCGTGTTTAACTGTCAAAAACGGGCACAAAAAAAACCCCGCACGATGGCGGGGTTCTAGCGGCAGCGCTGCCGGGTTAACTGTGGGTGTATCCGTCGGGCTCAATGCCTAGCCACATGCCGCACCAATGGACTAAAACGCAATCGGGGCCGGGCTCAACAGTGGCGCGAAATTGGCGGTAAGTCATCCCCTGCGAATCGCGGGACCAAACGCGGGCCAGTGCGGCCCGCTGCGCTTTGTTTAGGTTAACCATTGAAACCCCCCCAACTGCTGGCCGACCATGGGCCATTTGTTAACGCGTCAATTTCGGCAGCGGTTAACGGGTAGCAACGGCCCACCCGGTCGAATCGCTCCCCATCTACTACAACCGATAGGCTGCCGGTATCCCCCCGGGGGTCACCATTAAACCAAACAGAATAACGCGAGCGCTTGCCGGGAATTTTTACCCCGTGGAAATAATGCGTGGCGTTCATTAGTCGAATCTCCCGATTTTAGTTTCACGGGTTTCCCGGTCGCGAATGGCCGTTATCCCGTAGTGATAAACAAAGCACTCGAAACCCTCAAAAGTGAAACACGCAAGCGGGGGCATGTCGGGGTCGTCATCATGTCCGGACTGGTACACCCCGGCATCGGTTAAGCTGCCACCGAAAGGGTAACAAAAGCCCCCGAACTGATAGGCGTCATCCATGCCCGCCGCGATGATGTCCAGCGTTAACGGTTCGGACGTGCTACAGCAAGCCGCCGCGAAAAAGTCGGGGATAATGCCGCAAGCTTCGATGATGTCCGCCGGGCGAGCGTGGCCAATGTCAGCGTCGCGAGTTGGATTTAGTACGCGATCAAGTAGCAGATCAGAAGAGCGAATATTAAAAGTTTGCATTGTTTAGTTCTCCGTAGTTTATGAAAGGCAGCTTGCCCGCTGCCTTGTGAGATTATATGCGATAATTTTTGAAAAAGTAAAGCCACAATAAAAAAGCCCGCACAATGGCGGGCTTTCTCCGGGTTGAGTTGGTGAGGTTTATGCGGCTACTTTATCCAGCAGCGCCCCGGCTTTGCGTTCCACTTCGATGCGGGCATCTTGGTGGGGGATGTCCCGGGCGATAGCGGTTATCGCTTGCGCAGCATCCCAAACGGTTTCAACCGGACGGCCTTCTTCCTCAATGTGACGCGCTGCCGCTGCCTTGGCCATCCGTCCAGATAACCCGGCACGCTTACTCAAAAAGTCTAAGCGGCTCTCATCATCGTGCGCAATCTTGGCGGCTTTCGCGGCTTGCACTCCCTCAATAAATGTTGACGTTGCACCATGCGCGAAACTTTCCAACGCCGGGCGGGCTTCATAGGCGAAACGATCGGGGGCAAATTTAGTGTGCCGGATTTTTATTTCTTGGAAGTTTTCCACGCCCCACAAATTGCGATTCATGCAAACCCCCCGAAGGTACATGGCGGCAATCCCGGCGGTTTTACTTCCCGTTTCACTGTTCCAAGCGTAAAACCCGCGAAACATCAAATCCGGCTCACCGTTCGGCAGCTTGCCGACTTCGATGGGGTTGCGGTCGTCCACTAGGAAAACGAACACGTCGCGGTCGCTGGCGAAAAGGGTAGTTGTGTCCATGCTCACCGGCACATCTGGATCATAAACGGCCAGCCCATTGGATTGCCCCACCATCATGCCGGGCACCTTCCACCGTCCGCCGGACGCGTCCACCAATTGCTTAATCGGTTCCAAAATTTCCCAATCAAAAATGCGGCCATAGTCGGGACCGGTTGCGGCTCGCAATTCTCCGCCAGCGGCTTGGCTGCCATATACCTTTACCAGTTCTTTGCCCCGGTTATAGCGCAACCCCCACTGGATACAGTCCGCCGCCAATGGTGCGGGCAAGTCGCGCAAATAACCCGACGGTGCCCCGGCCAATTGTGATAACTGGCCAAAGCTCCAGTTGGTCGGACTGTTCACGTGTTCACGGTAGTTATCGTCAGCATACTCAATTCGCAAATCCCCGCGGCTTGGGTTGTCTTGATCCAGTTCGCCAATAATTTGAATTTTGTGAGTGTCAACCGTGCGGCTAGTCATCCGCTGCGCGTCCACTTTCTTGAATGCAAGCATGTCATCAAGTGACAAGAATTTTTGATCCGCCGGACGGCTAAACCACTGCGAAGAAACAGTGCTGTTTCCGATACCGTGAGCGAAAGCGTTGGTTTGATAAGTCATAATTTTTTTCTCCGTAGTTAAAAGTAAGAGCAGCCCATTGCCCGAGCTGCCCCTATAATGTCGCATAATTTCGCATACCTTGCAAGCTTATTTTTTAAAAAGTTATTCGGCCCCGATATCCCCGGCAACATGGTGGCGGACAATGGACCCGGGCGGCAACGATTGCGCAAACCGGCGGACCTTTTCCGCGTCAGTCTCCGGTTGCTTACTGTTCGCGGTATCTTCCCACCATATTCGGCAGTGGCCCGCGTCGGCATAGCATCCGCCCCGGGTGTTCACGTCCGCGGCTTTTTTCTTGCTCGGACCATGCGCGGTAAATCCAATGATATAATCCCGATCAAGCCGGGCGCACAATGGTTCACCGTTGCCACAATCGGCGCAGCTAAACCCGTCGCGGTATTCTGCCGGGCAGCGCACGATGGTGATCCCGAACGGAGCCGATTGTGTTTTCTTGCCTTGCCAATAGTCTTCACGCAACACCACCACCGACGGCACCCCGTTGTGAATTGATGCGGCTGCCGCTGCCGGGTTTTCCGCCGAAAAGTTTATAACGGTTTTACCGGGCGAAAGCTTGCGGTCCCACCCGTATTGGCGTGGATCAAAATGCGAGTAAGTAAAAGAAACGCCTCGACGGGGCACAGCGTCCAATAATGCGTCCAGATATTCCGCGTCGATTTTTTGCGAGCCTTTGCCGCTGCAATTCATTTTGCAAGATGCCGGGCAAGTCGCGTATTTTTCTCCGCTCCCGGCGCGATAAGTTACAGCGATGCCGCGGGTTTTTGTTGCGCGGCTGTAGTCAACAGTCTTTAACATGGTTTGCCCTCCGTAGTGATATAAGACTTATCGCATACTATAGGACATAAAAAAGCCCGCAGTCAAGCGGGCAATTTTAAAAAAGTTATCTCCGACGTCTGGCCCGCGGCTGCACCCTACGCGGGATCCGCGGCTGCCTTGCCCTTCGATCCACTTCGTTAAGGGCTTCACTGCCATAGAACAAACGCGCAAGAAAACGAAATATAAACATTTGTCAATCCTCCGTTGTTAGTTGACTATGGGATTCTATGCGATTCTATAGGACAGATCAAGCTTAAGATGGTTTCCCAGTCCGGTTTGCCCTCGCACTGGTAAAGCGGCTCGACTTTCAAACCCTCGAAGCGCAAGTCCATCGCCGCGCTGCCGGGATACAAAAATATCTGTTCTGGCAATGTCTTAGTTTTAATCTTGCGAACTAAAATCCAAACGCTGGCATGTGCGTGTGTAGACATCCACGCGACTTGGTGGGGTCGCAGCTCGACGGCTTGGCCGCCGGTCGCCTTCAATTCCACAAAATGAAAATCGCCCTGCTCGTCACAAAGCAGCACGTCAGGAACGCCGGGCATCGCCCACGTTTCTAATCTAGTGGATTTCAGATTCCTCGAACTCTTCTCCATCCCAGTTTTCATCATGCGCCAAAAGTCGGCTTCGCGCTTTGTCGCGGTTCTGGGTATTGCTCGGTCCTTCGGGAGTAACGTCGATAGTGATCGGGGCATATTGGTTTTTAATCTCCTCAAGCGCTTTCAGAACATCCTCTTTGCTCATGCTGTCGATGCTACCGTGGCGGACTTCTGATTTGCTCACGTAAATGTCGCCCTGCGCTTGCCCTCGCCGGTACTCTGCTTGAACGGCTGCCGAATAGGCTCCGTTCTGTAATGCCATATCTCGAATCGTTTGAAGGTCTCGAAGATGGCGTTGGTAGTTGACCCCAAACTTTTCATCCAGCTCTGCCCTGTACGCTTGAATGGCCGCCACCACGTGCGGGCTGATGTGGGGATTGGTTAATTCGTAAGCCCGGGTATGTGCAGAAGATGCAGGATAGCCCGCATTGACTGCTGCCTCACGCATGGTGATCTGTCCATCTTTCGATACCAGCTCTTTCACAAACAATTCTTGCCTGCGGGTAAGCGGCTGCGCTTTGGTCGCTCTAGGTCGGCCCACCTTCTTTTTGGGCTCAACCGGGACCGTCTTAGAGGTATTTTTCCGGGGCATACTATTCTCCAGTTATTCAGCGATAGTCTAGCTTAAATTAGCCCCTTTCTATATATGTATCCAGAAAAATATTTTTTCAAAAAAAATTCTCAGACCCCCTTAAGGACCGAACGGCCTCTAAGGGTTACATAAACTCTGGTTACGTTACATAATTGTTTTTGTCTTATGTAACTCTGTAAGTCTATATAATAGAAAGACTTTTTGCTCAAAGTTACACGGTTACACCGGTTACGGCTATTTTGACCTTTTTTCTTTTTTCTTTTTTCTGGCTCTATATATAGAGACCGGCGTTAAAAGTGTTGCCCCGTGAGCCGCGACCCGTGAGCCGCGACCCGTGTCCCCTATGTCGCAAACAGACCCAAAAGTTACGTGAGCCGTGGCTCATGTTTTGTTAGACTGCCCCCCGGCCCGGCCTGCGTGACTCCTAAAGCGTCTACTTTTGTGGGCGGATCAGACGGCGTGGGTCGGGCCACCACCCAAACGAAAAAAGACGTTAGTTGGCTTCGGTGGTGTGTTGCCACTGGTTCCACGGGACGTAAGCGTATCGCCACTTATCGGCTTCCTTTTCCAAACGTCTTTCGATGAAGGGTGAAGCTACCCACGATATACCGTATTCGATTTCGCGTTTGTAGATTTCTGCCTCTTCGCGCCATGTTGCGGCGTCCGCGAGGCGTCCTTCAAATTCGTCTTCTTCAGCCCAGAAGTTGCAGAGGTGGTAGCAGCTTACCCCGAGCAGTGAGCCGTCAGGGGTTCTGGTGTATTTAGGTCGTTTACCGTTCATAGCCGGTCCTCATAGTCTTTGACGGCGGGGATGTCTTCGATTTCCTGCCAGACAAGGGCGATCACATAGGCCGGGTTAAATCGCACGATGGTTTTGTTGTCGAGGATGACGGACAGACCGTGTTCGTCCCAGTCCCACGATTCAACATTGTCGTAACGGATTTGCGAGCCAGCGCCCGGGTGAAGGTCGATAGTGAG